AATCATTATGCCAAGCATGAATTCCTGATGATGTACCTAATACTAATGATGAAGTTCCTGATGGTTTAACTGTTGTAGTTCTTGCCGATTTGTTAATTCCAATAAGTTTTGCAACTCTTTCGTTTTCTTCTTTAACCGCTTTAGCCGCATTTTTCATATCATATCCAAGAACAACACCTGAACCAATACCAGTCATACCAACACCAATAAGTGCATCCTTTTCAGTTGTTCTTTTCCATACATCACGAAGATAGTGGAAATCAGTATAACCTGCTTGTAGTGTTCCAATAAACGCAGCAGCCTTAACTCTTTGTTCAAAATCTTCTTGTGATTCAATATCTGAAGCATTTACTTCACAAAGGTTACAGAATTGGTAAGGTCTAAGTGCGATCTCACAACAAGGGTTTGTTCCCCAATCTTTATCGTTAGAAAGATAAATTCCTGGTTCACCCGCACCTGATAGTTCAATACGTTTCCAAAGATCCATAAAGAATTCTTTTGTAATTTTGTGACGTAAAAGAACTGCCGAGTTATTTGCTCTACCTCTTTGTGGATTTTGTTCCCACCAATTACCTGATTTACAAGCAATCATTTCTTCATCATCTGCTGAAAACAAACTGATAAGTGCTGCTCTTCTGATACCACCGGCAAGTACTGCATCTGCAATATGACATACGATATCGTGTGTTTCAATAGGTGTTAATTTTTCACCATCTTTTTTATTGTCCATAACTTTAGTGATGTTATGAATACAATCTTTTAGTGGCTGAGGACCTGGTGCCTTTCCTCCTGATGTTACAAGGTTTGCTCCCTTATGTCTGATGTCAGAAAAATCAAATACCGGAGTTGATGACTTATAACCCAAGTATGACTCCATAAGTACTTTAATTGCATCTGCCCATCCTTCAATAGAATCACCAATTAGATAACGTCTTGTTCTTTCAGGGTTTGGTTTTTTAACTTCAGGTAGTTTATCTACGTGATGTTTTTGTACAGAGTAACCAACACCTGTTCCACCTAAAAGTAAAAACATTGTTTCAGAAAATGCGTCAACATGGTCAATTGGCATATATGCACAGTTATAAACTCTATTTGGTGAGATCTCAATTGGTTTTCCTCCAAACTGCAATGATCTCATTGATGGTAAAACTTTCTTGTCATATACCATTTTATATACTTCTTCGATCTCGTCTTTGATCTGTGGGTATTTTCTTTGGTGCATTTCCTTGTTACGAGTTACTAACTCCTCCCAAGTTTCTCTTCTGTTCAATTCAGGTTGAAACTTAGCGTATTTCATAAAGACAGTAATGTCACTTAATATTTTTTGCGAAATATCCATTTTTTTATAATTTAATAATTTTTATTGGTTAAACTTGATTTTCTCGTTGCCTTCTTTGCTCTAATAGTTCTTTAATCCTATTACGATTTTTTTCTTCTTTTTGTTCTTCGTGACCCAAGAACGTAACACTTTGTTCAGTGTCAATTTCTAACATACCATTGTCAAATTTACAATTTTCAAAAATAATTCCATCTTTTCCAATTCTTGATTTTGTAATTGCAATAGTTGCTAAGTTCATCTCTTTTTGTTGTAGAGATTTTGCCACGGTAATGATTACGTGTCCTACTTGTGCTTTTTTAATGGATCCACCCATCTGATCTGTTGTTACAACTTCAGAAGAAATTGAATTTCTATTTCCTTGTGTTGCAGTCCAACCAGCGATACTCAGTTCGTGACATAAAGCCTCAAATGATCTCATAACAGATCCCTCGCTCTTCCACTCGTCTCCAAGCATTTTATCAGGAACAACACAATCAATATAATCCAAAATAATCATATCAATTTTGGTTCCGTCCGCAATCATTTTTCTTACCTGATTTTTAATTTGATTCATCGTTACAGTATCAGATGGAAGTTTTTTCAAAATTAACTTATTTTTTCTTTGTTTTTGAATTTGTTTAACTTTTTCTAATACTTCTTCTTCGTGGTCTGATAAATCGTCAGGTGCAATTCCAGTCCATAAAGTAAAATGTTTTCTTTGAATGATCTTTGGGTTATCCTCAAAGAATATTTGTAAAACATTGTAACCTAAATTAAATGCGTGGTTTGCGATTTTTGTTGTAAACGTACTTTTTCCAACCCCTGTTGGTGCTAATATTACTCCTATCTCGCCTTTCGCCAAACCACCTTTAAGTAGATTGTCAATACCTGTAACACCAATCGGAATTGGGTGTCTATAATCTTCATTTAAAACGTCATCTAAATCGTAGAAAACGTCATTAGTTCCTTTGTCGACTTCCCCAACTTGTAGGGCTCCTCTAACCATCTCTTCTAACTTGTCGTAACTTTCAAAATCACCTTTATCAATGATTTTTTGAGCTTTACCCATAACCTTTTGTAATTCTTGTTGTTTACAAAATTTTAAGGATTTTTCTTGAACAAACTCGTATCCATCTTCAGAAGCATTTTTAATTTGTTCTACCATGTCCAAAACACTTTTTTGTGCCATTGGAGATGTGATTTCAGATTTTGCGAGTTGTTCTAATGTATCAAAAGTTGGTGTATGTTCGTATTTTGTATAATACTCTTTGATCATTTGACAAATCAGACGGAAGTATTGGTTATCAAAATAATGGGGATCAATTACATCAATAATTGTGTTTGAGAAATCTTTAAAAAGTATAATATTGTTAAGTAATTGGAGTTGAAATGTGTTCCCTAAATAACCGAAATTTTTCTTATCTGACATAAAGTTTAAGTTTGTATTCTGTTTTTAATAAATATCTTTAAGCGAGTGTATATTCAAGGTAATTCGTAGATATTTTTTTCTCTGACAAAATGTCAGTTAGTGACTTTAACACCGTTTTTAGGATTGGGCGTGTGTCCAGTGTATATCTTACCTTAGGTGGATACAATTTAGCATCAATCACTCTATGATAAATTGTCTCATTTTCCGCCTTTAAAAAAAGGTTAAATAACTCAGGACCATCTGTATTTGATGTTTCCAATACCGTTGGGTCTGACTCAATCACGTATTGGTTGTCGAGCATATAATCTACTGTTTTGTTTCTTAAAATTCTCTGTACGTCTGTAGAGATTTGATACATCAAATCATAAAGTTCAACGCTGTTTTTAACTTTTGCGTTATACCCTTTTACGTTAAAGAATCTTTGTACTACAAAGTTATCGTTTAATGTGATTAAAAACTCAACCTTTGTTACGTCATTTTGTTCTTTCATAATTTTTTGTTTTTAAATTTTGATTTTTCTTTTCTTGTTAACTTTAAAAATGGTCTTAAAAAATAAACCCACTGATCATCACTTTTAGGTAGGTATTTAAAAAGTCCGTCCTCCATCATCATTCTAATTAGGTTCTTATACCCTCGTCCGTCAGGATCCAGTGACTCAGAGTAATATAATTCAACTAATTCTTTTCCTTCTTCACTGATTAGTGGTTCTGATAGATCCACAATCTTTTTATTGATGACAAAGAATTCTTCTCCAAAAATACCTTCTTTAGTTTTACCAGTTAGAAGATTTTTTAGTGCCACATTATCTTTTTGTTCTTTTAAAAGTTCTTCTCCCTTTTTTAAAATATCGTCAAAAGAAATTTCTTTTTCAAGTATCTCAGGGAATAATTTAACTATTGTTTTCTCACCCAAAAAATATATACCATCAATATTGTCTGACATATCACCAGCAATGATCTTATATGTTTTTACATTGTAATGAGGGATTTCAATTTCTTTTAGTTTGATCATATCTCCCTTTTTATAATACTTTTTTGTATTAGGCGAGTATATTGATACATCTTCTGAAATAAGTTGTGTTAAATCACGATCTCCACTAAAAATTGTTTTGTCTTCGTTTTTAGATATTTGACAATAATACGCGATGAGATCATCCGCTTCTGAATTTACAAACTCAACTTGTCTTACAAACATTTCTTCTAAATATTGTTTAACACGTTGTTTTTGTTTGTTAAAAGATTCTTCTTTAAAATCTTCAATTGTACCTTTTCTGTTGAGTTTGTATTTTGGGTAGAGAACTCGTCTTTGAGCTGTGGACAACTCCCCGTCCCAAAACACAACAACCTTTGTAAAATTAGATTCTTCAATGAACTTACGTAGGGTATTAAGAAAATGCCAAATACCTCCTACGTGTTCTGTTCCATTAAAGTAATCTTTTATTCCGTGAAAACCAATTTTTAATAAATTGTTCCCATCGACTAATAAAGTTTTAGTCATTAAATTTTTGTTAAAAGGTTTCTATTCAACTTCTTCTTTTTCTGTTTTTAACTCGAAATCACCATCAACACCAATGATTTCTTTCCAATAGTCAGCATACTCTTTTTTATATTTTTCAATCGATGCTTTTTCTTCTGACGCTTCCTTACCCGGTAAAAACCCGTGAGGTGTTACAATAATTTTTCCATCCTCAAAACCAAGTCCGTTGATGTGATTTTTAAGTACGGATACTTTTGTTCTTGATGCAAACTTAACTGTTCTTTTATCTTTTGTTGCGGTAATCTTTGTTGTTCCCGCACCTTTTTGATTTCCAAACAAAAATACCAATGATGAGTTCAACCAAATTGCTTCACCACCTTTTGCTTTAATTTTTGGTTGTCCAAAAGGATTGTCAGGAAGTTCAACCCAAGGCTGATTTACAATGATAAGAGTATTTTCATATTTTGAATCCGCTTTTCTTGATCCTGATATTCTTTGGTTGATCCCCATTCCAATTTTATCTGCGAGTACTGACGCATTGTGTTGTTTTCCTCCTTTACCATCATAAGTCATTTTACAAGGAACAGAACCAACTGAGTCCCACATAATACAAAGAGAATAATCGAGTTCACCTTTTTCTTGTGCGTCTAACAAATCGTTAATATAATCAGTAATTTGTTCAATGTAGTCAAAGTTATTATTAAATAAGAAAAAACCATCCCATCCAATTTCACCTGTTTCTTCATCGACCATTTCTTCACATTCAAGACCCATAAGTTTAGAATGTTCAAAAGACCATTTTTGTTCTGTAATAATAAAAACAGGAAGTATTCCTTTCTTTTGTGCATCAACTGCAGTTTTAATAAGTGCGGTTGTTTTACCTGTATCAGAGTGACCTAACAACATATTCAAATGACCAATAGCAGGACCAGGTAGTCCAACTGCATCCAAGAACTCAGAACCAAGATCAAAAAATCTTTGTGGTTTATATTTTGCCTCAGTTGAGAATTTCTTTTTTAATGAACTAAAGTCATTTTTCTTAATTGCCATTTTCTTCTGTTTTTTGTTCGTTAATTATTCTTAACATATCTTCTGTTACCAAAAACTCTCCGTCTTTTTTTAGATTATATTTATAAACTGTTTCTAACATGTCGAGTTTATCTTTGGCGGTTGTCATTCTATCTACCATCTTATCCATTTCTTCTAAATGTTGCGGGTGTTCTCCAATACCTACAGGATTATTAAAATAAATAAGAAGTGAGGCTTCGGCTTCTGCCATTTCTGATCTATATTTCAAGGTCAGAGCTTCATACATTTTTTCTGATATTTTATTCATATTGTTTTTTTAAAAATTAAACAAAAAATGGGCATCAATCAACTCGATGCCCAAATTATTTTTTTAGAAAGGAAGTTCGTCGTCTGCGTCTGCATTTGCTTGTGGATCAACTATTTCTTCTTCTTTTTCTTTTGAACCTCCCAAAGAAATTTCAGCATCTTCACCATAAACATACTTTTTAAGTTCAGAGTTCCAAATTGGTGTTTGTCCTGTTGCAATCGCCTCTAAATACTCTACAGGTTTTTTAGCGTAAACATCATTCCAAGTTGTTCCATCTTCAACCCATTCTTTCATTTGATTTTTGTCGGTATGAAGTGGTGCAGGATCATCATACATAATAGTTTGAACTACAGTGTATTCTTTTCCTTGTGGTGTTTTTGCCTTTGAAAGTTCGATGATTAAATCTCTTCCGTTGTCAGCATCTGTAACATTACCTTTTGCTTTCCAAATAGGTAGAATTTTATCCAAGATACCTTCTTGTTTGTAGTTGTGTTTAAAACGCCAAAACTTAGGTCCATCTTGTTCGTTGTCACGATCAATTAGTTTTACAATGTAAAATAATCTTGATCTGTACTCAGAAGCCAACTTCTTGTCACTATCTTTACCTGTTGACATAAGTTCCTCATAAACTTCATTAAGTGGTGATCTTTCTCCATCATTTTTTCCTGGATCATAAAGTTTTTGCCATTTACCATCAATTAATACCTCATGATACCATACTTCAACAAATGGTGATGATCCGTCTTTAGTTGGTAGGATCCTAACTCTTTTTTGTCCTGATTTTTCGTTTTTACCTAAAAGGGTTGTGAAGTACCTTTTTAATCTGTCCTCTTCAGACATTCTTGGTGTTGAGTTACCGCTAGGGTTTGAGTTCTTTTCGTACTGCGCAAGTACTGAATCTAATACTGAATTTGCCATAAATAAATTTTTAATTATTACTCTTTTATCTACTTAATTATATAGGTGATTTTCTTAAAATGTCAAATTCATAAAACAAAAAAAGGGACCAAAAGTCCCTTATATTTTAATGTGTTTTTTTCTTACAATTCTTCTTCGTCGTCGTATACATTAAATGTTTTTTTGATTTCAGATGGTGAAAAATTTTCTACCTCATCTGATGTTAAAACATACTCATTTTTACCACTCATTTCCATTTCACTTTTCTTTTCATCAAAAAAATCACTTAGTTTTTGTTTAAACGGTCCTGAATCTAAACTTCTAAGTTCCAATTTTTCTTCAGGTGTTTT